CTACTAAAATAAACGAAGGTACAGAATTTGCAATTCCATTAAAAAACATTGTTGGATTAATTGCAGCAACAGCCATTGCCGTATGGGCATACTTTGGAATAGTAGAAAGAATTGGACACTTAGAATTAAAATCAATGCAAGCTGCAACTAAAATAGAACACAGCTATAATTGGACTAATAACTTTAAGCCACCTGAAGCAGTTGCAGATAGTGTAAAACGAGTTAGAAAAATGGAACTACAGATAAAAGAGCTTGAAATGAGAATTAAATTTTTAGAGAGTAAAAACTAATGGCGTCAGCATTTAATGGATTTTTAGATAGTGTAGCAAATGGAGCATTAAGCCCTAAAGGAAACTTAGGCGACTATGCTCATGCTAGTAGACTATTTGTAACAGAAAATCAAAAACTAGCACCTCACCAAAAGTTTTTATATCATTGCTTTTTTCAGATGGATCCGTCTGCAGCTAGTGTATTACCTGAATTAAAATCTAAACACGAATTAGAAATTGGCATGCTTGTTAAAAGTGCAGAGCTTCCAAAGTTTAGTGCAGATATTGAAACAAAGAACAAGTATAATAGAAAAAAGAACGTACAAACTGCGATTAAATATAATCCAGTAACTATTACGTTTCATGATGACAATTATGGCGTAACTACTGCATTATTAGAAGCATATTATAGATACAATTTTGCAGACGGCAACTATAAAGAAATACCAGGTGCATATAATAAAGCAGGCGCTGGAGACAGCACATATAAAGGTGCAGGCGCAAATAAGTATAGTTATGGTTTAGATAATAATCAAACTGTACCATTTTTTCAAAATATACAAATTTCGCAAATGGCTAGAAAAGCCTTTACAACATACACATTGGTTAATCCTATTATTTCTGATTGGCAACATGATACTGTTGATTCTTCAGATGGTACAACTACTATGATAAACACAATCACTGTAATGTATGAATCTGTTTTTTATAGTAGAGGTAACGTTGAAACAGGAGCTAACGGTAATCCAAAAGGATTTGGTAATACAGCTCATTATGATATTACTCCTAGTGCATTAAATGGAGGTGGATTAGGAGACATTCTTGGAACAGCTTCACAACTATTTGGATTTATTACTCAAGGCACAGGATTTAATAATCCATTACAAGCTGGATTGGCTGCAGCTGGATTAGTTAGTAATTTACGAAACTTATCACCCGAAGGCTTACGACAAGAAGGATTTAATGTACTTACTGGTGCAATTGGAGCAGCTAGTGGGATTGACGTAAGTGGAGTATCACAGACTTTCTTTCCTAAAAATGGAGGCAAGGGCGGCGCTGAAAGTTTAGCTATAGTTGCTGCGGTTGTTGGAATAAGTTCAATAGCATCAGCAGTTAAAACTTCTAATGCAGCTTCTGCAGAATCAGAAGCAAAAGCGAGAAATGTAGGAAAGTTCCAAGCTAATGGTCAAGCTGGCGGCATAAATGCAGCAAATGCTAATTTTAATGCTAAGAGTGCAGGTGCTAAAACAACTGCAATTAACGAAGTATTAGGAACATAATATGACATCTTTACCTTCAACAAATGCTGCAGAAGGCAGTGATAAAAAAGTTACTCAATTTTTTGACAAGTACTATACTAAATCATTAAGTTTTCCAACTAATGATGTTAATGCAGTATTAGGTTATTTTGAAAAAAGAGGATTTAATAGCGAAGCTGCAGGAGCAGTTGCTACAGTATTATTATCACAAGCAAAACTTGATAATATTCCAGTTTTTCAACTATTAGATACATTAAAAGGATTAACTGAATCTCAACTAAGCAATGTAGTTGCTGAAATATTAAATTATAATAGAGACAGAACAAGTTCAATTGGTTATTCAACAGCCTCTCAAGTATCTGATAAAATAGAACGCAGAAATATCTTGGTGTAACCCATGGCAAGATTTGCTCAAGGCAAATATTCGTTAAAAAACCCAGCAAAGTATATTGGTACAACAGTACCTACATATAGATCAAGTTGGGAATTTGCATTTATGCGATTTTGTGATGAACATAATAGTGTATCTAATTGGGCAAGTGAAGCAGTAAAAATTCCATATAGAAATCCGCTAAGTGGTAAGTTTACAATATACGTTCCAGACTTTTTTATTACATATGTAAATGCTCAAGGAAAACAACATGTTGAACTTATTGAAGTAAAACCTGCTAGTCAAACCTTTGAAAACAAGTTAGGAAAAAGTAAATACAACAAAGCACATTTCGTAGTTAATCAGGCTAAGTGGGGTGCAGCAAGAGCCTGGTGCAAACAAAAAGGAATATTTTTTAGAGTAATTACAGAGGGCGATATTTTTCATAAGGGTAGACGTGGTTGACAGTATATGTACATGGAAATGCAAAGCTATTATTAGAGCATAATAAATCAAAACTTTATATAGATGAACGATTAGTTTTTAGCGGGTCAGGTTATCCGGGTATAACCCAATTTGTAAAATACTGCAATTCTCCAAAAGTTACTAAAAAATTTAAAGCACAACTTGAAATGAGAGAAAAACCTAGATTTAAAGATTAACAAATAGAAGGGCAAGAGGGCAATTGATACATGCATTTATATTGATGGTACTAATAGCAGACGCACAGCAACCAAATCCAATGTACTTTAGGAGTATTAACGTATGTCAATACTACGCTAAACGGATAGTTCAGCAGTATGGCAATTATGGCTATAGTTCAATGGTTCCTGCAGAACATAGGATCACAGCCTATTGTAAGCCTATGAAAGTTAATCCTAAAACTACATTACTATATGATCATTAAGATAAGTATAAACAGTTAAGGGAATACTTTATTATGACTAAAAAACTTGAAGAACTTTTAAATTTGCCTTCATCTAAAGAGATTGTTGCAGAGACAAAAGAAAATTCTAATAGAGCTGAGATGGCATTAAAGGATCAACAACCTACTGTCCGTGATATTGCAGAATTTGATAAAATTGCTGGAGCATTGCCTGCTATAAAAGGCTTAGGTAAAATGGCAGATGACGAGCTTAACGAAATTGCGGGGAAAGCAATGCAAGCATACGATGACTTAATGGATTTAGGTATGAATGTAGAAAGTCGTTATAGTGGTAGGGTATTTGAAGTTGCCGGTGGGTTACTTAAAACTAGTTTAGATGCTAAAGTAGCTAAACTTAGTAATAAATTAAAAGTAGTTGAATTACAACTTAAAAAAGAAAAACTAGATAATGATAGCGTAGAAGGCAGTAGTATTACTGCTGGCGAGGGTTACGTAGTTACTGACCGTAATAGTTTATTAGCAAAAATAAAAAATATGGATAAAGAATGATAAATAATGTAACAACACAATTGGGGTTAAACACACATGAAATCTTTTGAACAATATCTAACAGAATCGAAAAAAATTTATAAATTTAAAGTCCGTGTTGCAGGCGAGTTACCAGAAGGCTTCGCAGATAACTTAGAACAGTGTCTACAAAAGTACGATGTGTCAAATATTACTGCTGGTAAACGATCTCCAATACAGGAAACACCTTTAGATTTTCCACAACTACAAAATTGCGAAGTTACACATTATGAAGTAGACTTAAACTATCCTACAACAAGTCATGTGCTAGAACATTACCTAGTAAATTCTTGTAATATTAGTCATAGTTATATTTGTGTAAGAAGTGAATTTGATCCAATTGATGAATACCAAAAACCAGAAGATAAGACGCCATATGCATCAAAATTAAACACTGAAGATATGGGCGGCGAAAGTGCTCAGGATAGTGTTGCTGAGCCAAGAATAATGAGCTTACTTAAAGAGTTAGAAACAGCTCGGCAAGAAAGAGATATGGATATGACTGGCGGAGTTACTGCTGGTAAAACTAAAGACATACAAAACGTTGAGAATTCAACAAGTGTTGTAGGAGGATAACATGAAAAATTTTAAAGATCTTATTAAGATCGCTGACACATATGGCACTGAAACAAGGAACTTAGCTGAAAAACGCGAAGCTGAGATTCAAAGACATTTAGACGAAAATGTTTTTGCTGATGCTATAACTGCAATTAAAAATGCATTAGGTATTGGTGAGAAAGAAGCTAAAAAATTAATCAATAAAGATGAAGCTCTTAAAATTCAAGATCCAACAGGTGGCGTAGGTGGAGCAGATGCAGCAGCAAAAGCAACAGCAGATGCACCAGGCAATTCAGGTGCAGCAGCACTTCAAGATCCAACAGGTGGCGTAGGTGGAGCAGATGCAGCAGCAGACGCAGACGCAGCAGATCCTAGAGGAAAAAGTCAAATACCTGATAAAGAAGTTCAAATTATGCCAAACGGTTCAACTGGCAATTTTAATATTGATAAAACTAAGCCATACATTGATAAAGACGGTGTACGCACATACGGTGATGCTCCGCAACTTGCAAAAATGTTTCCAGGAGAACAACCAGCAGATGCACCAGGCAATTCAGGTGCAGCAGCACTTCAAGATCCAACAGGTGGCGTAGGTGGAGCAGATGCAGCAGCAAAAGCAGGTAGTAATAACGGATTTGGTAATGCACAAGGTGGAGAATTTGACACTACTAATGACAATAATGGATTTGGCAATAGACGAGGCGGCGAATTTGCAGGAGCAACAGGACCTGATGGTAATCCAACTTCGATGCCAGCAGATGCACCAGGCAATTCAGGTGCAGCAGCACTTCAAGATCCAACAGGTGGCGTAGGTGGAGCAGATGCAGCAGCAAAAGCAGCAGCAGATGCAACCGCCGCAGTTAAAGCACCACTTCAAGATCCAACAGGTGGCGTAGGTGGAGCAGATGCAGCAGCAAAAGCAACAGCAGATGCACCAGGCAATTCAGGTGCAGCAGCACTTCAAGATCCAACAGGTGGCGTAGGTGGAGCAGATGCAGCAGCAAAAGCGAAAGCAGATGCTACTCCAAAAGCACCAGCAGTATCAGCAAATTTAATGAAAGATTATAACGATGGCGGAAAGAAAGCAATGCCAGCTATTAAAGATCTACAAACAAAACTTGCAGCAGCAGGTCATGATCCAAATGGTATTGATGGAAAATATGGTCCAGGAACATTTAAAGCAGTTCAAGCATTTCAAACAGCTAACGGATTAAAAGTAGATGGGCAAGCAGGACCTAACGTTATAAACGCATTAGCAAAAACAGCAGCACCAAAAGCGGCTCCGGTTAAACCAAAACCAGTAGCACCAGTAGCAACTAATGATGGTAATCCAACTTCAGTGCCAGCGGCACCACCGGTTCCGGCAGCAACAAAGACTATAGCAACAGAAGCGTCAATGAACATTTCAATGAACGGAACTGATTCAGCAGAAGTTGCAGAACTAGTAGATATTCTAAAAAATGCAGGAGTAGCAGAGCCTGAAGAATTAGCAATGAAAAATATGCCTACTATATCATTAGGTGGCTCAGGTAGCCCACTTGACAAAGGCCCTGTTGGTAAAGGTTCTTTTGATGATGACCCACTTGACAAAGAAGGGCCAATGGGTATGGGAGCATTTGACGGAGGCCCATTAGATGATAGGCCAAGAAGCATGATGGATAAACCATCGTCAGGTCCATTCGACGGCGGACCAATGGATGATACACCAGGTAGTGCAATGGGAGACAAGAAGTCGTGTGATGTATGTGGCGGAATGCACGAAGAGTATGATGCAATTATTGCAGAATGGGATAATTCACCAGATGAAGAATACAGAGATAGCAACTATATGCTAAATGATTTAGCAGGCGGAATTAATAAACCTAAGAAATCATTTGCTCCAGTTAACGGTGGAGACAATCCAATGAAACTTTCAGTTAAAGAAACTCTTCAAAAAGCACTTAGAGAAACTAAAAAATCTAAGAAATGGAAATAACAGGACACTACAATGACCGTAAAGAAAGAAACTAAAAAAGCTACAGTAAAAAAAGCTACAGTAAAAAAGCCAACTAAAAAACAACTAGAAGCAAATGCGGCGAGAGCGGCGGCAGAAGCAGCAGAAGCAGTAATTAAAAATATGCCTGGACGTAATGGCGGTGGTATATATCATGGCACTATTAACATGGCAAAGAAACTTAAATTTTGGTAAACTATAATAATAACAAATAACAATAACAATTTCAATAGCACCTTAGGGTGCTATTTTTTTGAGTAAATACTGTATGAGCAAATCATTAGATGGTGTAATTACCAAAAAGGCTAATTTAAAAGAATCGTTTAATGAGGATCAAATCTTTGACCTTCAAAAATGTATGGATCCTGATGATGGATATATGTATTTTTCTCGTAAATTTGCGTATATACAACACCCAGTAAAAGGAAAACTTTTATTTGAACCGTTTGAATTTCAAGAACGCTTACTTAAAAGTTATCATGATTTTAGATTTAATATTAATATGCTTCCTAGACAGACTGGAAAGACAACGTCTGCCGCAGTATACCTATGTTGGTATGCTATGTTTCATCCAGATCAAACTATTTTAATTGCGGCACACAAGTATACAGGCGCTCAAGAAATTATGCAACGTATTAGATACGTGTATGAACTTTGTCCAGATCATATACGTGCTGGTGTTACAAACTATAACAAAGGTTCAATTGAATTTGAAAATGGTTCACGTATTGTTAGTGCTACTACAACAGGTAACACAGGACGTGGTATGTCTATATCATTACTGTACTGTGATGAGTTTGCATTTGTTGCACCTAATATTGCTGAAGAATTTTGGACATCTATTTCGCCTACACTAGCAACAGGTGGACGAGCAATTCTTACAAGTACACCTAATAGTGACGAAGATACATTTGCTACTATCTGGAAACAAGCAGAAGAAAAATTTGACGAACACGGTAATGAACAAGAACTTGGTATTAATGGATTTCATAGTTTTCGCAGTTATTGGGACGAACACCCAGACAGAGATGACAAATGGAAAGACGAAGAAATTGGCAGAATTGGTGAAGAAAGATTTAGACGAGAATACGGCTGTGAATTCTTAGTATACGATGAGACATTAATTAATTCTATATTCCTTGTTAATATGGAAGGTACTTCGCCTCTTATTAATATGGGACAAACACGTTGGTATAAAAAGCCTACATCACAATACAGTTATGTTATTGCCCTTGATCCTAGTATGGGTACTGGTGGAGACAATGCGGCTATTCAAGTATATGAATTACCAAGTTATAAACAAGTAGCTGAATGGCAACACAATCAAACATCAATACCTGGACAAATACGAATATTAGCAGACATATGCACTTATATTGAAAGCGAAATAAAGTCATCAACTTCTATATACTGGAGTGTTGAGAATAATGGTATTGGAGAAGCATGTTTGCTTGTAATACAAGATTTTGGAGAAGAACATATTCCAGGACTATTTGTAAGCGAACCAATGCGTAAAGGTCATGTACGTAAATTCCGTAAAGGATTTAATACTACACACAGTACAAAGATTTCAGCATGTAGTCGATTGAAGACTATGATTGAATCAAACAAGATGACTGTGTATTCAAAACCGTTAATTAGTGAATTAAAATCTTTTGTAGCAACAGGTTCTAGTTACAATGCTAAAAGCGGCGGAACAGACGACTTAGTGTCGTCAACACTATTGGCAATACGAATGATGGCAGTGTTAAAAGATTGGGATCCTAGAGTGTACAATACGTTCACTCAAGCAGATCAAATTGATGATTATGAGCCGCCTATGCCAATATTCATCAGCAGGAATTATTGATAAAGGATTGATAAATAGTTTACAATGAGAAATTTAGATATTATAGCAGAAGAACTTTTTAATAAAATTAGGGGACGATTCCCTTCAGTTACTATAGGTAACCTTGAAGGCAAAGTAACAAATATACCTAAAGAAGCTAGGTATTATGATTTTGATTTTAAAGAAGGAGAAAGATCACTAGGTAAGGTTAGTGTTAGTGTAGATGATGCTACTATAGCAGTTATGTATAGTAACGACTTTGTGACACAAGAAGACACACTTACTAAAAATTCCTGGTATGATTTTCTAAAAGAAATAAGGGTATTTGCAAAGAAACGTATGCTTAATTTTGATACTAGAAACATTAATAAGAATAATTTAGATAAAAGAGATTATCAATTTTTAGCAGCAAACCGCCCAGGAGATATTACAATGGAGAGTACAATGTACGGAACAAGCAAAACTAGTTACCAAAATGTAGGCGGTGCAAGATTAGCAATTAAACATTCTAGTCCAATTAACCAAGAACGAGCTGCAGGGCGTACACACAATGTTAGTGCAATTTATATTGAAAGTGCTGAAGGTGAAAGATTTAAATATCCATTCAAACATTTAAACGGCGCAAGAGCAATGGCTAGACACGTTGCAGAAGGCGGAATGCCATTTGATGACTTTGGTACACATATTGTTGGATTATCAGAAGAATTAGCAAAACTAAAAAAGTTTAAATCATATATGGGGCGTTCAGCTGTAATGGCAGAAAGTTTAGCAGGGTATAATGATATTGTTAATGACAGAATTAAAAATGTAAAAAAGACTATTGAAAATATCCAAAAAGAATCACATTATAAAAAGATAGCTGAAGAGTTTGTTAAACCTGTATTAGAAGATGTTCCTAGTGATGTTGCTGAAAATTGGATTGATCAACTTACTATTAAACAATTTAATGAAGAATTAAAAGATGTATTTCCGTACATTTATAAGCTAGTAGGCGAAGCAACTAAAGCTAAAGAACTAGACGCTGCAAATTTATTAGACGAAGGTGCAGAAACAATGGTATGTAAAGATTGTGGTGATGAAATACACAAGCCTACAACAGATTGTGAACACGACTGTGATGACGAAAACGGCAGTAACTGGGAAGCTAAAGTTAAAGAAGGTAATGATGCATACGAACAGCCAGCAGGAAAATATAAAATACAGCCCAAGGATACAATATACAAAATTGCACAACGATTTTTAGGTCCAAACTACATGGACGGCGATTTAAATAAATTCGTAGACGAAATTATGAAAGATAACGGAATTGACGATCCTACAGAATTACAAATTGGACAAGTAATTCAAATGCCTCATCATGGAGGCAGTAACAAATACGGTGGTACACAAGGCTTTGCCAAGACTAAAGACTATAACTTTCTTGACATGGACGATGAAATTGACTCAAAAATGGCAAAAGAAATGGGGCAATTTACTGACGAAGATTATCACGAAGAAGCTAAAATACCAATTACTGAATTTATTCTTAGTATGTACGATAGAGAAGTAGGAGAATTTCCAAAAGGCGAAACAGCAGTATTAACAGCAGTCGAAAAAGATTATGGTAACAAGTTTATTGAGCCTTGTAAGAACTTTATTGAAAGAATGCATACTACATTTGCAGAGCATAATCAAACTCAAGAAGATCCAGAACTAGCACCTTTTGAAGCTGCAGAACTTAATAAAACGAAGATAATTGATCCAGTCACAGGTAGGTATGTTGAGTTAGATCCAGATAAAGCTGAAGATCTAATGGGTGATGACGATAAAGATGAAGACATCAAAGAATCAGGAAAGAACAAGACTTCAGAAGAACTAACTAGAATCCGTAGACTATCAGGCATTTAAAAACAATTTATTCAAAATTCAACAGAAAGAGGTTGACTTCTGATAAATATTAGTGTAGTATATAAGTTGTGCTACACACTTAGGCACTAGGGTAACATTTGTTACTCTGCACATAGGCAAACATTATAGGAGGCTTTAACTATGGCATCATTAGCAGAAATCCGAGCGAAACTCAAGGAACAAGAAACACGTCCGAGCGGTAACTCAAATAGCGGCGGCGATAACGCAATTTACCCATTTTGGAATATTAAAGAAGGCGAATCAGCAACGATGCGTTTCTTACCTGATGGCGACGACACAAACACTTTCTTTTGGAAAGAGCGTTTGATGATTAAACTACCGTTTAACGGAATTAAAGGCGAAACTGATTCACGTCCAGTACAAGTACAAGTTCCTTGTATGGAAATGTATGGCGATTCATGTGCAGTACTTAATGACGTTAGAGCATGGTTTAAAGACCCTTCACTAGAAGATATGGGTCGTAAGTATTGGAAGAAACGTTCATATATTTTTCAAGGTTTTGTAACAGATAATCCTTTAGGGGATGATTCTAAGCCGGAAAATCCTATTCGTAGGTTTATTATTGGACCGCAAATCTTTCAAATTATCAAAGCGGCTCTTATGGATCCAGATATGGAAGAACTTCCAACAGACTATACTGCTGGTGTAGACTTCCGTCTTAATAAGACTAGTAAAGGCGGATATGCAGACTATTCAACATCAACATGGGCTCGTAGAGATCGTCCATTAGGTGATGACGAAATGGCTGCAGTTAATACACACGGGTTGTTTAACTTTTCAGACTTCCTTCCTAAGAAGCCAGATGAAGTAGCAGTAAAGGTGATTAAAGAAATGTTTGAAGCGTCAGTAGACGGTGAAGCATACGATGCAGATCGTTGGTCACAGTACTTCCGTCCAAGTGGTATGCAAGCACGTACAGGTGATCCAACTAAGATAGCATCACCTAATGCAACGGCAGTTAGCCAAAGTGCTCCAGTAGCACCAGTAGCACCAACTCCGGTAGCAGAGGCTGTTCCAACTCCAGCGGCTCCAGTAGCAGAAGCAGCACCAACTCCAACTCCAGAAGCGGCACCAGCAGTAGCACCTGCGGCAGCACCAGGTGGAGATGCAGCTGACATTCTTGCAATGATCCGTTCAAGACAGAACCAAGCATCATAAAAAACTAAAGAGTGGAGGAGATAATCCTTCTCCACTCACTAGCTTGTTATAGGAGAAAAAATGGCTAAATCATTTGACGTAAGTAAGTTCCGTAAGGACTTAACAAAAAGTATTCAAGGCATGAGTAGCGGGTTTAATGATCCAACAGATTGGATTAGTACAGGCTCATATGCACTAAACTATCTTATTAGTGGCGACTTTCACAAAGGTGTTCCGCTAGGTAAGGTTACTGTGTTTGCAGGTGAATCAGGAGCAGGTAAGAGTTATTTCTGCGCCGGAAACATTA